CCAATTGGTTGATCACTCTTAGCCGCTGTTTGACCAGACGGATTAAATCCTTCAATAAGCTGTCTTAGTTTTAGTACATTCATAAAAATTATTTATTGTTCCATTTACCTGTAACGTCTTTATACCCGCCCTCTTTTTCGGACTGATCCCAGTCGTCGGACCACGGGTATTTTCCTTTTTTTCTATCACTGCCAGTTTTAACCGGCGCGTCATTCTGCTGCAATTGATGCGTTGGGTCTGTGGCGTCATTATTAGAATGATCAACTTCTTGCATTTCTCCGGGCGCTGGTTCTTCGCCAGTCTCCGGGGATTTTTCAGATGGATTTTGTTTTGTCGCCAGTTCTTTCATAGAAGAAATTAATTGCGCCATTCCCGGTATTACCATAAACGGTGACAATTCTTCAATAAATGTGGACATGTCTTCTGGTGTATCTACTTTCAGCTTTCCAACCATTTCACCAGCCAACGCGTCGATTGTATTGGTTTTAAATGCGTGATCTAAGAGTTTACTTAATAGAAACTGCGTTCCGCTTTGAGAACTTAATTTAATATAAGCTTGGTCTTCCAATTCTTTTTCGGCCTGACCCTTTTCCGCTTTAGCTTGCTCTACGTCGGCCTTTGCTTTCTCGGCGTCGGCTTGCGCCTGCTCTGGGTCTTCGGCGGGTGGTTCGGAAGGTGGCACGTCTGATCCGCCCATGCCATCGGTCTCAGAGGGAGGAGTTTCTTGTGCTGGGTCAGAGCCGAGGTCTGGTAATCCACTATCACCATCTGCCGGGACTTGATCTCCGGCATCTGGCGCGCCACTGGGACTTGGTGGTTGTGTTGGTGTTTCATCTTCGGTACCCGCGGTCGGGTCTTCTTGTGGCGGTCTTTTGGCCGCTTCTTTCTTTATAGTTTTCTTTTTTTTAGCCTCGTTGATTTCCGTCCAATTTAGGTCGACCATTCTGCCTTTGGTCGCGTTACTAGCTATCTCCGCCAACATCTGTTTTAGAAAAGGATTTGTAATTTTGTTATTCATATATGTATAATAAATATAAGATAAGTTTACTTCGCGGCTATTTCGTTTATTGCTTCTTTAACCATACTTCTTATAATTTCTTGGACTGATCCTCAACGTACCTCCGACAAAATTTCTCTGATTAGAGTTTCTATATTTGAATATTTGTTAATGTCTCTTTTATCAACTGTCGCGATGACCTTGCGCTCGTGTGCAATGCTTTCGTTCAATCCCATATATGCGCCACGGGTTGAAGGAGAAGACACCAAATCAAAGCACAAAAGTTCAAAGTCTTCCTGAACTTCGACGGTATTTTCGGCAATATTACGCACAGAGCCTAAGCCTCGACTAGAAATGCCCAACATAACGTTGTTTTTAATTAATTCTTTGGCAATGTTTCCGCTCGGCGTGGTTAACAATTCAATCTGTCCGACGACAGTGTCACCCTCCCAGTGCGCCTCGCGAACATTGTGCGATACATTTTTTAGATTGATAATAGATGAATCTGGGTGATCCAATTCCCCCAGAGCGCGGCGCTCCCTGATTACTTGTTGGTATTTTTCTATTTCTCTAATAAGTACTTCTTTTGGATAGACTCGCCCGTTGTGGTTCTTCTCGCCCGCTTTTTGCAGCGGACCAGACAAAACCAACGTGCCGTTTGTGTTTGCTTTGGCCTCATTTAACATTTGAGGAGTTATTTCAAACGGAATATAATCTACTAATAGTTGTCTGCTCATATGGGTTATCCTTGTGGAATAATGTTTCTGCGCGACGGCGCGTTCAACGGTTTACTGGGAATCATCCCGCCCACATGTTTCAGCTTAGACTGTGATTGTGGTTGCGGTTGCGGCCCCCGACTAACTGCCACCGGCTCCGGTGATTCCGGAGTTTCTTGTGCTTCCGGCTCTGCGTTTGCATTTATTTTTACTTGGAAATTTGTATTAACATAATAATCGGATTCCTTGCCATTTCCACGTTCCTTGCCTTTTAATACAATATAAAATACATCGTTTAAATTGTGGACATCCACGGAGGAAACATCAATTGTATACTCTTTCTCGGTTTGTCCAACGGACCCTTTGGACGCCTTGACCGTTGCGTTCTTACCAACTAATTTTTGAGACACGCTGGTGTCTAGTTTCATCTCCTCACCGGCCTCCGATTTTTCTACGTTACTTATCAACTTCTCCACTTCCGGTCGAGGATTATAATATGTCGGATTTGGCGATTTAGCCGTGGGCGAACGGCCCAGATTCATGCTCCCAGCGGAAGATGGGTTGTTTCCCCAAGTGTCTTCTTTTAAAATTTTTCTGGCTAAGTCTTGAAGTTTCATATGTGTGTTATTTACCCATTCGGTTAATTCGTTTTGCGATTTCCTTCAAGCGGAGGTGAATTTCTCGCATATTAGGTCTCGTGCGAGCCCAAAGATTATTTGTAGGAACATCCGCCTCGGTTTTTAATCTTTCACATATCCCCAGCAGATATTCAACTTCGCCCAACATCTTTTTTGCTTCACTGATACCACAGGAGATTTTCGAGTGCGTTTTCATTAAATCGCTGTTTTTAAAATTGCGATAGCGATTGCGGTCCTCTGACAGCCCACCACGCCGAAGTATTGGTAAACGGTCGTCGGTTGCCTCGCCTATAGTGGTATCGTCCGTCTCAACTTCATCGCCAACTACTTTTCCACCCGGCATTGAACGTTCGGCTGATTTCTTTTTGCTCCGGTGTCCACGAAATGCGTTGGGTGTCATATAACCGGCAACCCCTCCGGTAGAAGTCATTTCTTTTAATACTTCGTCGACAAGTTCGCGGATAAGTTGTTTGGTGTCTTGTGCCATGTTATTTAATTTGCTTCAACTCTTTGATAAGTTCATAACTCAACATGAGTGCCATAATTTGATTTTCTTTAACCAGCGTTCCCTTGGTAATTTTTTCCAATTGATTTAAGGTTTCGTCTAACTTGATACGAACCACGTCGTTGTTAATTTTGACTTTAAGTTCGGTAATTTGCTTGCGCACATCCGGAACTTCTGTGTTAATATACTCGCGCAGTGAATTGGTGTTACTTACGTTATTGATATATTCTCTAATTAACACCTTTTGTTTGTCGTCGAGATTCTTATATTTTTCATTAAATGAATCGACCAACAATTTATACGCCAGCAAGCGAACGTCCTCGTTCTGTTGTTGGTATACTCGTATCAAATCTTTCTTTTCTTCTTCGGTTATTACTCGTGTCGGGGTCTTGGGTGCAGCAATGCTCTCTACAATACAATTCCTCGCGCGATAAATTTCTCTTGGATCACATTCCAGCACATTGACGGATTCCTCAAATACTTTATAAATGGAAGCCAATAATTTATAATTTGAAATGCTGCCCTTCAAAAAGCTGTCGATTGGATAATTAGTTTTAATCTCCTTAATCAGTTCATACTTTTGAAGCGTGAGAGATTTTTCATTCAACTTTTTTCTGCCATTAATGATTGTTTCGAGCAACCTATCCGCCGACGACTGGTCCTTGGTTTTCTCTTCCATTATTATTCGGTACAAACGATTCTCCTTACCAAGTTCAGTAGATTCGGTAAAATATTTTCTTAAAATATTATTAGCTTTTGAATCTTCGTTTCCGTTCAATATATCAGCCGTTACCTGACGAACAAGAAGTTCAAATAATATCCCGGCGTTTTTATACTTAGAGTGTTTCAGCTTCTTCATACAATTTGATTATTTATAAATATGTGCATATATGATAAAAACTCTATATTTACGGTTGTTTATCTTCTTGAATCAGATTAGACTCATCTAACATGGACTTTTTCTCAAGAATTGTCTTTTTCTGGCTTTTATTATATTTTGTCCGCAGATTTAACTTTAATGTTTTTAAATCTTCTTGTAGTGATAATGGAGAGCCTCTGTATATATGTTTCAATCCCCTACTTGACTTGTTGGGCTTTTCGGTATTTTGCATCTTCCCCAGCGGGTCTTCCCCGCGAGTTTTATCGAATCCACTTGTATACTCTGCTTTATTACCTTCTTGGCTTGGGCGGTGTTTACCTCCTCGTTCGCGTTCTTTTCTAGTCTCTTCGTCTAAAACCGCACCGCCTTCTTTAACTTCTTCCAGTTCTGGCAAATCCCCCCCACCCGACGCTGGGCCATCCATCGCATCGCCGCTGCCCAAATCTGGCAACCCTCCTCCACCCATATCACCGCCGCCTCCCATATCCGACGCCCCATCTTCGCCCATCTTCTGTCCACTGGTTGCCGGGTCGTTGCCTTGCTCGGAAATCTGACTCATTCTCCAAAGCTCTTTCTGATCCTTGACAATATCTTGTTGAATATTCTCGACATCATCGTCCGAAAGATTGAATACATGGTTGTATATCCACCGCTTGCTAAACAATTTGGCCTCCATCATATCGTTGGCCACAGCAACTTTACTGGACCAAATTTCTATTTTCTCTTGCTCGAATATCGTAGACGGGTTGCTTAATTCTAATTCAAAATCAACCAACGACGCGTCTTGGTACCCCTGAACGTACAGATGAACAATTGCGATCTTAGTTAACTCAGACACAATAATTCTTTGAATTCTACCAATTGTTCTAGAAAATCTAACGTCCTCTGCTGCGAGGGTCGCCTTACCAGACAGTCCTTCCTCGTATCCCAAGAACGCTTTTGGAATCTTTAGTGCAGCCATCATCTTATTGCGAATATACTCTAAGTCATCGATGCCCGTAAATTCCATACCCGGCAACGTGTCGATTCTAGTTCCACTGTCACTGCCACGAACCGGAAGATAGAAGTCTTCGATCATGTTATTTAAGTTGAATCGCAAATTGTAATCGCCCGTGCGCTCGTCAATGTACGGAACCTTTTTTACCTGCCCGATAACTTTTTGCATCGCGGCATCAATGTCTGCTGGTGGAATGTTGCCAACGTCAATATAGAACATACGCTTCTCGGGTGCGCGCATGATACGGTGGATTAACATTGCGTCTTCCATCAAGCTCAATTGCTTCCACACGCGTCTGGCTGGTTCAATCATGCTTTTGCCATACGGAAGGAAATTACTGTCACTCAACAGTCTAAAGTGCGCTATCTCAAAATTCTCGTATTCCATTCCCCCGCCCATTCCATCGTGCTGATATTTTACATAGTTTACATTCTTTGGGTCCGATCCTTCGACGCGGGTAATTTCATATGGGCTTATCGGATGAACCATGTATACACCATACTCCGGAGATATTTCCAACCGCAAAAACATGTCTCCGTATTTACACATGTTTCTGGTCCACGACCACATGTTAAATTCAATGTTGAGAATATCATAAAAAAGATTTTCGAGGATCTTTTTGATGTTTTCATTCTCCGAGTGAATTGTTAATATCTTACCGAATTCGCTTGGAACTAAACATTCATCGGAGTAAATGTCCAGCGCCGATGCGATAATGGGGTCCATGTCCATTACATCATAATCTCTAAAAAGCTCCAATCGAGACGCTTGATATGCCATTGACATATCACGGTTGTGTAAGTTATAGGTCGAACTTCTGAGTCGGTTAAACCTATCGCGCAAACTGTTTCTGTCAGTCGCGTATTGAATTTCGTCGGTGTCAATTACTTTCAGCTTCTTGCCGCCCACATTACGGACGATAACGTCCGTCGAAAACATTTTCTTTAATCTTGTAAATAGGTCTTTTTGGTCTGCCATAAGTTATATGTGTATATATATGAGCGCACATCTTATAAATATACATCCGGTGTATTTTATAAACATATAGGCGTATATTATCGCAAGAGCCAAGTCAAATCTTGCGGTTTTGATTGTGAACCCGGTCCACCCACGTGCATTTGCCAAGGATTGTGGTGGACTCCCCACGGGTTAGCCGCGCCACTTTTTATGAAAGATGTCAAATTTTTGCCCGCCTGTTCTTTCGAGGTGGACCCTATTCTGGAAATAATTGACTTTACAGCCGTGTCAGAATCTTTACGAAGCCGTAGAGCCACGTCTCTGATCCACAGCCCTATTCCTAGAGACATTACTAAATCGTCGTTATAACCGGTCATGGCTTCGGCTTTTAACGATACCCCGGCAGACTTCCAGATAAACACGTTAAGTTCGTCAATTAATCTCTTGCTGTATACAATTACCTCTTTATTTCTAAAATAACTTTCCAGTTTTGATATAATAAGTGGGCGGGTTTTGTTTGACGTTGTAAACCCCGGGGTCATTTTCTTTTCATCGGAATTTATCTTATTTGTTGTCTGAGATTCCGCGTCTACGTATTGTATATCCGGGCCGCTGTAAAATAGGTTGGGATAATCGCCGTCCAATATTTCTTGAATTACCGCCCAACCAACAGTCGCATTTTCTGGAACCAGTAGCGCAGTGTTATATTCAAACCCGACTGCCATCAGCATTCGTCCATATTCTTTTGTCGGTAACTTGCCCTTGTACTCGGCGACTTGTTCTAAACTTTCTATGTCCAATACGTGGCACCCGGAAAAGTCTCGCCCGTCCCCTCTGGCCACGTCCGCGCATACCATATAAGATTTACCCGGTTCCGGGTATTTCCAAATCCAATAACCTTTGTCAAACCCGCGCTTCTCTAACGGTTCTGTGCAATACGTCTTTTCATACCACTGTAATATTGGTATATCAATGACTGTGTTTCCGGATGTACTGAATTCACAGTCACACTCTTGAGCCGAGCCCTTTTCACCGGATAATTTGGCCTGTTCGTCTCTCCATTTTTGATCTCGGTCTGGGTGAAGGTGCCACGGCAAACTTATTCGGTTTAACACGTCGTCGCCCTGTTCATCTTCTTTTATCCACATTCTGTGGAAAAAGTTTCCGACGCCGTTCGGGGTTGATAGTATAATGACATTACCACCCGTGGACAGTGCCGGTTGTGCTGACAGCCATATTTCTTCAATTCCGTCAATGAACGCGGCTTCGTCAACAATAAGCAGAGAGAGCGCAGAGGAACGTCCAGATGAACCAGCAGACGACACGGCACGTATTTGAGAACCGTTCACCAATCGTAATGAAAGCTGGTTGTCCGTTGCGGCCTTGACCCTCAACCACGACGGAAGGTTGTCGTTCGCAAACCGTACCTTCGTTACTATCGCCTTTGACGTTTCTTGTGTTATTGATAAGCATAAAATTTCCTTGTCGCTGTGAAAAGTCATCAGCCACAGAGCATAAGCAGCAACCAGTGTTGTTATACCCATTTGGCGAGACTTTAAAATAATGTTTCGTTTGAACTTGGCAAGCTCCCCCAAGGTTTTGTCCTGAAACTGGTAGGTTAAAAACGCAATAGTCCCGCGCTGTGGGTGTTGTATTTTTACATACTTCCGCATGAAATATATGGGGTCTTTTGCGCACTTCATGTATTCTTCGCGCATTACGTCTTTTATATTCTTTGTAGTTGCCATAGTTATTTATGCTTCCCCCAATTCGTTGTATCTTAAAAATAATGGGCTGGTATAATCTATGAAAACAACGTCTGGAATTTGGTCGTTAACATCACGTTTAAACTGTCTGGCCGAAACGTCTAGTATCTTACCTTCAACCGTCACCCAATCATGATCAACGAGATATTCATCCACTGGTTCGTCGTTGTCGCCGTCCGTGTATTTGCTGGCCGTTGGTTCGTCCAACTGGAACTGACCCATAACATGTCTCGCCGGTATTCCGTGTTTTTTTAACTCCACCGCCAAGTCCTCTGCCATCAGCGAGCATCTTCCAAACGCATCTGGATACTTTACATTGATTCTTTCAGCTATTGCCAAAACAACCTCATGCTGGTTCAAGGACTCTATTAATTTCATCGTTTACTTTTTTAAGTTCGGTTTCCGCGGATTCTATTTTCTTTAAACAGAGAACCCAATCTTTTTGTACGTTTTTCTCAAGCCCAACTCTTGCGTCGTTGGTCCATTCTTCTACCAACCCGTTGGAATTTACGAACGTGATCTTTTTCTCAGTTTTGAGGTATTCTTTGCTTTCTTTCAACTTTTGCTTTATATCCTTCAAATAGGATAGTTCGTTCTCCAACAGCTTCCTAGTCTCGTACAGCTTATACTGCCCCTTTATTCTAAGTTGTGTTTCTTCTTCAACCAAGCAGTCGAAACATTTTGTGGTCTTATTAAACATTTTTCTGTCGTATTTGTTGCCCCATCTAATCTCCCGGCCACAGCACGCGCATTTGTCGTTCGTTTCCTCTCTAATCATGTCCATAAGCGGGGTCACGGTCTGTGGTCCACTCTTAGTCTGTATCCAGTTTTTTCCGCCAGAGTCCGACCAAGTTTCTCCCTCTTTTCTGATAATGTATTTATTGACATCTCCCGTGTATCCGACTTGGATAAATGGGCGCTCGCCGCTTAAATAGTTTTTAACGATGTCGATGTTGCTTTTTCCAGATGCTTTTTTCATATAATATGTAACGTTTTATATCTATATATATAGTTATCCTGTGGTTTTCGGTGCAATTTAGTTATGGTGTTCGGTTATCTATGTAAAGATGTATATCGGTATATCGCTGCAAAAAGTCCTCGGTGAAAAGACTCCATTTAATATCGACGTTATCGACGCTATACACATAATACGTCTTGAAATTGACCAGTATGTTATCCCTGAAACTTCTGAACTTTTCGCGAAGGGCTGGTCCGTGAAGGTGCCATTCCCCCGATATTTTACTCACGTTGGCCTTTATCCATTCGATATTTTCTAAGTTTATAATATCGTACTCTCCGCCCTCACAATCAAGTTTTAAGAAATCTATCTTTGATATGTGATGTTCATCTATGATGTTTCTGAACGTGGTACAATGCAAATCCTCCACAATTCCATCAAATAACAACCCTCCGGGTATTGTTTTAACCGTGTCGAGTATTCCTTTGTTGATAATTACGGCGTTAACATCTTTTAGATTGCGCTTTAGTGTATTTCCTCGCAACTGACTCGGCTCAACAGCAAAGATTTTCGAGGGGCTGTGTGGTTTGATAGATTGGCAAAACGCCCCAACGTGGGCACCAACATCCATTACCACGTCACCGGGTTCGACCTGAAACAATTTTTCATATATGCTCGTATCTTCCAATAATTCTCTGTGCAGCAGATATTTTGACCACGTTGGTTGTGGATTATAATCAAATTCTGGATTGTCTTTCTTGTTTATTATTTGGTTTACGTGTTCTATAACCTGTTCCGGTTTAATGCTTTTTGTGCATTCAAAATCTTTTCCACGCGGACACCACATCCAGTCGCCTTTGTCAAATCGGCAAGACGGATCGTTCCAGCACCCGTGGCACGGAAATTTATCAAACAGCCGCCGAGGATTAAAAAAGTCGTCGTTTATGATTCTGTGTGGAGTAAAAAACTCCGCCCAACGTTGACTAAACCCGCTGATTAGTATCACCGGTTTGCCGACCGCCCATGCCAACCAAGACATGCCAGAGCCAAGGCCAACGAAGAATTCTGCGCCTTCTATTTGAGCCATCCGCTCTTCAAGCGACAATTCCCCGGTTTTGTCAATCGCCCCCACCGGCATTTGGTTCATCACATTACTTCCGTAGTTATTGTGAAGATCGATGCACCAAACTTCCATACCAAGGCCGTTTAAATATGCTATAAGAGTCTTCCACCCGTTTGGGTTATTCCAATATTTACATTGTGCAGTGCTTTGCGTGCATATACACACGTATTTCTTTTGTGCTGAGTCTCGGACTTTTTTGTGAAATGATAAATTTGGGCGCAGTTCCATTGTTCCTATGCCAAGGATAGTTCCCGGCACCGCCGTCAACGAAATCGTGCGTGGGTCGTTGGTTATTCTATCTGCCCAGTCGTTAAAATACCCAATCCAATATGTAGCAAAATACTCATCGCCGCTCCCATTAACATCCAAGAAATTAATGTTGGTGTAACTCTTTTTAAATATATTTCGCAGCGCGGCGTTATATACTACACAATCGACGTTAGCCTGATGCTGTTTCTGGAACTCACTCACCGGTTCAACAAATGCAATTAAATCACCCAGACTCTCGGTGTCCAGTACTATTTTAACGCGCCTGTTTCTCAAGTTTAAAATGTATTCTTTTACCAAGGATTCCGTTCCATCGACAAACATTTCAAATATTTCTATCTTCCATTTTATAAAATATCTGCGGCTGGCCACCGTCCACATATTGTTATATATTTGCGCTTCGTGGATACATTCGCTAGTCTTTGAATCAACGAACCTGATCTTATACTTTTTTTCTACCGGCCCGGTGATCTCGACCTTTGGTCCATCGTTGAATGTAATGGATATATTGTTTTCTGCTTCTCGGTGAGATTTGTTGCAATTTTTATAATTGTGTAATATTTTATTTGAAAATATTTTTTCTTTATATTCGTTGTATATATCGGCCATTTCAACCACCTTATTTGCGTATGAGTTTTCCTTGGCGTTTTCCTCGGCGGCGAGTTTGTACTGATTGTAATTTTTTATTACTTCCGATATTCCGACAACGGCGCACTCGACACTACGTTCCACGACATACATCCCTTTGTATTTTGGTGATTCAAACGTTCCAACCACCGGCAACCCGCACGCCATTGCTTCGAGCAGTGTTAAGTTCGGATGCCCCGCCTCCAATTCCGACAGGTGCAGGAATATAGAATTGTTGTTGTATAATTCTACCAAGTCGGCCTCGTTCAAATCATATAGCTTCGTTAACTTTTTGTAATTATTAAGTTCGGGAGAAAGTATATCGAAAAAGTTTTTATTGTTTTTAGGACCGGCTATTGTAATTTGTAAGTCTAGCCGCATTGCAGCCTCGATTGCAATCGCGAATCCTTTTCTGTCTACCGACTGGTCGTGTGAATATCCATTGTTAGCAACGCAAAGAATTTTGTCGTTTGGAACCGTGTATTTTTTGTTGACGAAGGTGTCCGTGTTTACCGCGTGAGAAAAATATCTTAATTTTTTATTACCAAAAAAGTCCACCAAGTATTTGCACGGCGAGAGTGAAATTATACTGTTTTCAATTGCTTTTAGATTGTCCCTGAAACACTGCGAGTCTCTTCCATATAAAAATGCATGATGATCGTGGATTGTAAAAACGTACGGGATGTTTCTATCGTGACACATGTTAGCTAAGTTGGCGACGTGAACGTGTACGACGGTGCTATCGTTATAAGTGGTGTCACTCAAGTACTTTATTTCGCTCTTAATTCCCAGCCGCGTCCATTCTGTGTGGTAATCCCAAATAATTTTTTCCACTGCCCCCCAGCCATTTGGTGGAATGGCAATGATTCCCGGCGTTATATTTATAATTTTCATATTAAGTTTTAATTAAAGTTGATGTAAGAAATGCACTCGCTAACATATTCTTTATATAGTAGTACGTCGCCGTCATAAACAATAATTGATTTGCATTTGTCCGGTAACATATTCCACACCCAGCCGCCCATAGAATACGTCGCATGAACAAGATTGGTAATGTTTCCATCGTCGGTTTCCACTTCTATTCTACGTTGCGTGTGCGAATCTTTATATGAATAAGTAAATACCACGTATCCTAATGCGTTTATTGCACCATGTAAAGGTTTTATTTGATATATCTTAGTTGCACAGTCGCGATATTTTTTATCAAGTCCGCTAGCAGACGTTTCCGTGTTCCACTGGGTGTCGGTGAAATCTTCTGTCTGCATCTGGTTCCCCGACCGTGATAAAATCTCGCAATCTCCATTCGCCGTTAAATTGTCATATATAAATGTTTCTACAATTTTAAAGTCTTTGTTACCATAAAAATTGCGCAGATATTCTACGTAATCTGACTCGCACGTTATTTTTTTAACTTTGTTTAGAAAGTGATCAATCTCGCAGTAATAATAATGGAAAGAAACGTCCGGTGGGTTATTTTGTTTATTGTAATAAAATAGTCCCTTCTTATTTTCCACGTGACATTTTTCCGGTACTTTTGAAATAAAATCCCTAGAATGTACCCCGTATAAATCGTCCACTTCAAATCTTTGAAAATACACATATCCTTGGCTTTTAGCATATAACAAAGAATTAAATAGATTTATTAACACGGACAGCCCGTGCCTTTGAAAATCGAAAACTATATCGTGGATTGCAAAAGTATCATATCCCCGCCAAAGATCTACCGATGGTACGTTTTCATATTTTTCTTTGAACAGTTGATTTCTACTATCATATAAATAAAACTTTGTCTTTTTTATTAGTTCCGGGTCTATGACCGTATTCGACACCAATAAAATCTCGTGTCCGTCGGTATTTAACCAGTCAAGCATGTTTGACAGCTTATTTTTTACAGAATCGTTGCGGACATAACTATCAACTATGGTAATTACTTTATTTTTAAATAACGTGTATCTCTTGGTTAATTCGAGTTTTTCTATTTCTTTTTTTCTGTTTTTTTCTTCGTCAGTGCCCATCGTGAACATCCCGCCGCTGTGAATGCGATAATATCCAACTAAGTTGTTAACGAAACAATACCCCTTACCAGCCTTCAATATTTCAAAATTCATGATCCAGTCTGGATATATTGCGCCGTCAAATAGCCGTTCTGGTACATTGAATTTTTTAAATACCCGACCAAGAGATATGTAATTTTCCACTAACAGATCTTTTAATTCTACGACTTGCTTTCCGCCACACAACCAATGTTCCACCGGGGTTATCTCTCCCCCCTTTATATATTTGTAACCTCCACTTGTCATCGCGTATTCTTGATTTGCATCTAAAAAGTCTACCGACCGTTGATAGTGGTCGGCGTCGCACAATACATCGTCACCGTCTAGGTGTGCTACATATTCTCCGGACGTGGAGTTCAACAATGTAATGAGGTTTTTTGCCGCGCCAACGTTCGTTGCAGAATCCAACAGCTTTATCTTATCGTTATTCCCGTACAACGACAGTAAATATTCGTGCGTTCCATCGTTTGTGCCATCGTCTCGTATGACGATTTCATATTCAAAGTACATGCGCTGCCGTAAAATAGAATCGACGCATTCTTTAATATATTGCTTAAATTTGTATGAAGATATTATTATACTTAATTTCATGCAGTAGTTGGTCGCCGCAGGCCAATTATTGCCGCGTGTAATAACTCGGGCCTTCTGCACGCAGTCGTCGTCAATATAACTTTTTTTCCCTTATACATCAGCTTAAATATACGTTTTTTCTCTTTTTTATGAATTTGGCGGGTGCGCCAGCAATTATATCAAACGGGTTGGTCGATTTGTTGACCAGTGAGTGGGCACCAACCGAGGTCGCGTAATCCAACACCACGCCGGGTAAAATCACGGTGTAACATCCCACGAGCGCATGTTTCCGCAATAAAATATCCCCGGTTGTTACTTTTTTATATTTTTCATCTGCCATAGAATTAGCAATGTATCCCTCGGTGTAATCATCGTTCGCGGTGTATAGAATACAACGACCCGACGTGCAAGTACAATCTTCCAGTGTAATATTACCAGAACTCCCGTAAAAATAACATCCAGCAGAAATGTGAACATCGTTTCCGATTGTAATTTTGGTGTCATGGCCAGCGATCAGCATGCATTGCGTGTCTATTCTAACGTTACTACCAATTACGATGTTTCGTGGATTGTGTATTATAACATCGTTTGCTATATTTACGTCGTCTCCAACCGACATTCCGGCTGCAACTAACTCTCCCGATTCATAATTATTAAATCCTCGCATATTAATTTCGAACAAAATACTGGTCTCCCCACCACACGGCATCAACATGAAAAACGCCGGTAATGTTTCCGACCGCCTCTTTTAAATTTTTTATACTGATCCCGCTCATTGTTTGTAAATGTTAAATTTTGATAGGTCTGGGTACGGTAGTTCCAAATCTTCGTTGGATTTTGGAGTACCGTCAAAATTATAAAATTGGTTCATCATCAATAATCCCCTAGCGGCCAATTCGGGCATCATGTAAAAATTCCAACCTAGCATGTCAAAATTATCGTCGTGATACGAACATTCCCGCCGTCCACTATACCGCGCTCGTTTAAACCACAGATGCGCATGGTAATCGTCCGTCAGGATCGCTCCGCCTTTGCTTAATTTAAAATGCTTATATGGACCGGTGAACGATACGCACATAAACGCCCCGGGAATATACATGTTGTGCGTAAATCGCAGGGCGCTGTCCCACGTCCGAGTTGGCTTTAGCTGGTAAGCTCCCTTAATGGTCTTTGAATTTGCGGGTTCAAATTCAACGTGCCCACCAGCATGAATAATTTCACACGGTACGCTGGGATATGTTCTTGCTGGGATAGTAACGGTTTTACCCTTTATATTTTCATAATACAAGCTTAAAAATAGTGCATTGCTTGCGTTATCCACCGTTATAACGTGCGGAGCGCCCGTGTATTTGGCCAATTGCTGCTCAAACTCTTCTGTTATTTTGTATACTCCGGTTGCCATATTATTTTTTTGTCCCAAAAATGAATCCGCCACCGGAATGTTGCGGGAATATTTCAACGGAAAATCCCGCCGATTTAAATGTATTGACTAAATTGGTTGCGTCTTTTTCGTACGTGCGTCCATCAAATAAATGATATTCGACCAATAAGTTGTTAATCTTATCAAAATCGTCTTGAGCAAACGAGCCAAATAGACCGTATTCGCCCGTTTCAATGTCCACTTTCATTAAATCGATTGTATCAATCCCGAACTCTTTTACGAACGATTTAAATGAAATAGATTTGACCTTATATGTGGCGCTGAGATGCGAGAGACTGGTTATGGACGATATCGTCGAGTTGGCTGGGTCCACGAAGAATTCCAATTCACCGTCGGTAGGATATAGCGCCTTGTCTACGACGGTAAGCTCTTCTTCCGTAAATGAATCGTTGAGTATTTTTAATGCCTGAACGTTGGGCTCAATCGCGTATATTTTTTTATACTTTGCCACGCTCCGGGCATATTCCACCCACATACCAGCATTGGCCCCTACATCTACGATAACATCAAATGATTTCCCGGCCATATATTTTTCGTAAATCCTGTGAACAAAAAACTCCATATAATTGTCATAGCACGGAGAAAAGTTGTTGCGTATTTTTGTCTTTGGTTTTTTTATAGACAAGTGCTTTATTCTAAAATCTTTTGAAAATATAAGCTGATCTTTTTGGTAAATGTCCACTGTTAATCCACCGAACAGTGGGTCGGTTTCAAAATCGCGATATTGTTTTGCGACGGGTATTATCCAATACCCTATGTTTTGCACCAGAGGCGCATGGTTCGCGGCCCACATCACCATTTTCGAGTCAATGTCTCTCACGGTGACGGTGGCATCGGGAATATCTGTCTTTGAAGAATACTCAATTTTGTTATCGGTGTTATTGTAATTAATATTTACATCGGCGATCCGCACAAATTGTGCGGTCACATAAAAACCGTCGGGTGTCGGCTGGTACTCCAAATGAAATCCTTTAGACTTTAATGTGTCCGAGAACTCGGACAATGAACCAGTGTCAACGAGCTTAATCAGCATCTTATTTATCTTGGAGCAGTCACTGTATGACAAATCGTCGAATATGTGGGTAACAAAATTTCCAATGTCGATGTGAATAAAGTTGATCGTTCTGTTCACTAAATTCAGCACGTCGGACAATGTTATTGCTACAACTTTGTTGGCACTGTTATCGGTGCCTTTTAATTCAATCACTTCGTTCTTGTGACTCACTGCCAATTGGAACACCGTTGCTTCTGGTACATTACGTTTTAACGCCAGTGCATCTCTCGCGATTGGCTCGAAGCTATACAATTCACTTGCGCCCCGTTTTACTGCGGCATTTGACCATTTTCCAGTACCTGCTCCCAAATCTACCACGACATCCCCGAATTCGACTTCCATTTTATTTTTAGCTTCTGTGCCCGACGGTGCGAGTTGGATAGCCTCTAGAATCATATTATAATTTTTATTCATATCTTTGTTTAAATATTTAACATTGTCATATTCATCGTACATGCCCACGTACACTGGTAGGTTGTACATCAAGGTCGGTACGTTAAAAGACGCCGCCTCTCGGAGCACCAACGGACTCGTTTCTTTGTCACCGATGTTCTCCTTAGAAACAAATAAAAACAAATCCGCCGCCTGATAAAAGTTCTCTACGTCTTTTCTTTCGTTCCACCACGTGCAATTGGCCGGAAAATTTTTCATGATCGGACCCCAATAACTCTCAAAGTTAGGTGCCTGATTTCCGACAAAATGAAATTGTACCGGGTAATCGACCAGCATTTTTGCATACTCGACAATTTCGGCTTGGTTTTTCCGAGGAGTAAATAATCCGATGTGAACTACGTGTTTTTTCTTCGGGTCTAAATTAAGAGTCTTCAATGCGGCGGCTCTCGGTTTTCTTATATTAATTGACAGCGGATACTCGTACACCTCCGATGGAATGTTAAGGGACTTCAAGTTTTCTTTTTGGTACGGACTGACCAAAAGCATTCTGTCTGGGAAGAATCGTTTCCCGGCTGGGTTAAAACTACTATCGTGCGATGTTTCTATGATAGAGTATTTTCTGGCCGAATCGTATATGTTTTTAGCAACGGCGTCGTCCATGAAATATTCTGGCATTTCTTCAAAGTGGACCACGTCGGGGGAAATTCGTTTTATTATATTTACAATTTCTTGCTTATCTTGCCCCACTTCGTAGAATCGTTCTTTTAACTTTTCCTGAATTTGTTTCCGCTGGATCGTGTATCCGCCGTAGTTGGCATACTCAACGCAGTGTAGTTCGTGCTGATTGCCCAATATTTTAATCTTTTTTAATAGAAATTGCGGGCATCCGCCGGTAGATAAGTGTGGAGTGATATAAAGGACTTTTAATCTTCTGTCCGCGTGTTTATTGTAAACGGCATCTATCCGTTCCGATGCGATTTTTGCCGCGACTTCCCAGCAGAATTTTTCTCTAATGCTTTCGGAATCCTTTACCGCCTTTTCCTTGTGCTGACTATAATTGACATACGCATCTCGCATTACCGTTGAAAGATGTTTAAAATCTGGCTCGTGATACAGCCCATCGTCAGTATCACTGGGGATTTGTCTTAGAACGTTGACCGGCAATCCCTTTTCACTGGCGTATTCCAATTGCGCAGAACAGTTGGAATAAATAGACGGCGTGCCACATGACATTGCCTCGATCAATGGCAAGTTCCACCCCTCTCCGCGAGAACACGAGAGAAATACGTGACCCTTTTTAAGAAACTTAACGTAGTCTTCTCTATCGCAAAAACTAATTGTTTTTAATCTGTCATCTCGAAACCCGTGGCGTATCAATCTTGCCTGTGTACTTTTACATTCGTCCACAGCCCACCCGTTATCAACAGAAAGAATCAAATCGACTGGTTCATCTTGCGTGAAAGTGTCTAGGAAAGTGCGAATAATTTCTTTGGTGCACTTTCTAAATTCCCATCTTCCAAACATGACAAACTTGAATCTTCCGTCCGAATAGTATTTATCGTAAGAGACCTCTTCTGGATAAAATGTATTTTTCTCAACTCCCTCCGATACGATTTTTATTTTGTTCTCGTCGTATCCCTGCTCACACAAATTCTTTTTTTGCCAAGTACTCGGTACCCAAACTTCGTCGAATTCTTTTAATTTTTCGAAGAATGCTCCGGGTATCCGCGTACTTTCCCACGCAAAGTACGCGATCTTTGGGCCATTGTATTGCTCGAAAAAGTAATAATGGTTAGCAATATCTGATACTAAATTTACATCGAACTTACCAGTATAGTCAGTGTATATCGGGTGATCGGTTCTTACTCCGTCGTCAGTTAAAGTCTGTCGATACAGAATACTTTTATCGATCTCGTTAAAATATGGTTCGTTGTTATGCGGCGTGGAGTTCATCCCGCCCCACGTACTTCCGACTGTAAAATTCCTAACCTTCAGATTGCAGTGCTTAGAAAGTTCCCTTAAAAATGATCTAAAATGATGGTTTATTCCAGTCTCCCCGACGTACGATGTATGTGCAGATACATTTAATTTTTGCATAACCTAAAACTATATAACCAAAATTTTAATTGTCAAACTAAAATTGCTTTATTTTTTATGGCCCCGGCTGTGGAGACGTTGCTATTGGAGTACGATACCACGTTCCGAATATTTTTATATATAAAAAGTTTGTGTCAGAACTTATGTCCGGTATACTTCCTCCACCGGCCTGCTCGTTCAAGCCAGCCGGATCTATAAATACCTGCTTTTTCAACGGAGAGAATACCTTATTATATTTAAACGTGTATGAGTTTTTACCGTAAGCCAGCGCGCCAGCCGAGTCATAAAGTTCTACTTCTACCTCATATAACTCGTTTGTTACGAAGTTTTTGTGCGGTATTTTGACAGCAAACGAGTCGATTGAATAATCAACGTTTTGATATGGCTTGATCGATAACGCGGAAATACTCCATTCGCCCGATACCGGAACGAGGATAATTGTACCGAACGTAGTCGAATTGACGAAAAACGTATTAGAATACACCTCGTTGGCACCAAAATTGTAAGAATTATCTATATAACCTATTTTCGTCTTATTTGGTCCACTTAAAAAGTAAACATACATTGCAGAGTTGCTGCTGTTGGTAGCCGCTGCCCGTACCCGCATCGAAAGTCTGTATAGAGTGTGTTGGCGCAGCTTTATTGGGTTACTATCATGAATTGACCCGGAGATTAAATTTTCCTGCGAACCGGCGTATCCCGAAAGAATCGGTATGTTAGACAGCCCCCCATAGGACGCCGACGGGAATATACCATAATTTACGAACGCGTTGGTGTCTCCGTACCAATAGGAATTCGAGCCCAAAGAATAGTCGACGTACTGAGTGCTCCGCGTGCCCACGGACGTATTATCTTTAAATATGACATAGCTTGATTGGTCAGTGTTTGCGGGGTGACTTATCCTCGCACCGTCGATTAACGTAGAATTATCCTGCGACATTGTGCAACTACCATTAACAAGCCAATATTTGGATAGATAGGGTTGGCTGTAGAAATTGCCGGGGGAGTTATAAACACCATTGTTAAATTTAGTAGAAACGAGGTGTTCGTCTGGCTCTATTTTTCCCTCGCATAATAGAGTGGATGTTTCTGGGCTGTTTAAGCTTTTACCATATATTTTATAAGAATCTAAGTTTCCACAAAGTAGCCGCAAAGAATTACATTCCACGTCAAACAAAAACTTGCTCCCAGACGGCATAAGCGACAACTCGGTGTCAATGTCTTTGTAAAATATCTCAAAGTCTCCGTCGTCAATGCTCAGAGTATAAAAATTCTTTTTGTGAAAAACGCTCTGCTTTAGAGGATCGTCATTAACAGTGTACCCTTTAATTTCAACGAGATTATTCTTCGCGTATGGAGAATCTTCATTCGAAATACCGACCATTTCGGACACCGTAGAAAACGGAATATCCAATAATATAGAATTGCTGTTGACCACCCGTTTTATATTTGCGATGAAATCCGTTTGAAGTGTAATATTTTCTTTAATTACCTCGTTATTGGATAGGCTAGTGTATGTAAACTTTTTTATCCTCGGAGATTTAATCCTGATCTTTTCCCCCTCCATCGAAGAAACGAAGTTTGTCCCGGCCTTCAAAAATAATTGATATAATGGCGTATCAAACTGATAGTCGTAATCCCCGACAGAATTATGCTTTGGAGCGACCGCAATTGCTGATATAGACCCGGTTGCCATCTTATACGATGTATAAGGAAAAATTGGGGTCGGATAAATCTGAGAATGTACACTTACACTGGGGAAATCAAAAAACCTCACTTCCGATTTTGTCGGTTGTGTAATGTCTATCAGAATGTTTTTTATCAACACCGCACTCTCTTGTGGAAATGGTGTCGCGACAGGAGTCTGTGTTAGCGGCAATCGTGTAGACGCATTCACTGGATATGCTTCGCCTTGATAATAAGCGATGCTACCAGTATAGTCACCAACGTTGACCACCATTCCCCCAATCTCTAGCCGACCAACGCCAGACACAGTACCTGCCGCCGTAAAGCAAGTATACACGTATCCGGCGTGGGTTTGTTCGGCGTACTTAGCATATTGTGGTGCCGCTCGGCTTACCGGCATTACATTGCCAGTTGAGTCGTATGCTCTAACAACAATCTCTGTGTCTGGTATTACGTTGTTTGTCGGGTTAATTACAAACGAGTTTTTGCCCGCGCAGAATGTGCCGTTGAAGTCGGATACTAAAAAATATGTGTCGGTATAATCTGTGATTTGAGCCATAGGTTATTATAACCCCTATGGCTATAAATATATATTAGACCGTATTATCCAACTTACTGAACCCGTTTTCTTTCTTTATTTCGATCTGTTTATCGACCATATCTCGCATCGCATCTAAATGGCTGATTATAATAATAAACTCAAAGTTGGACTTGAGGTAGTCAAAAAGGGAGTGGACTAACGGCATATTAGAAGCATCCAGCGCCGAAAAGCCCTCGTCCACGACCAAAAAGTTTGGTCTTGGTAGATTACTAATATTTACAAGCGCGACCCGAAGCGCCAATGACGCCATGAATTTTTCCATGCCAGAACCTAAATCTAATGGCCAATGCCTGTCTTCGTACTTTATGTATGCGTTGACATTTTTACCATCGGTTTCTAGTTCCATCGTAAACTCTACAATTTGCGACAGTATGTTGTTGACTTCTTGTTCAATGCTGGGGACTACATCAGAAATGATTTGATAAGGAACACCGTCTTTGCCCACTGCTACGAGATAATACTGATATGCCGCGCTCTGTGCTTCATATTCTACCATCTTTTCAATCTGGGCCTCGATTAATTTCTTTTGGTCCGTGGATGAGACTTTCTTGCTGTATGCATCAATGTATTCGGAGTTGATCGTTTTTAACGTCGAGTTAACCCCGTACAATTCCACCTTTAGTCTGGCAATCTCAACTTCAATAATTTTATTGGATTCGATTGCCGTTTTAGATTGCTCATACAATGCTATCTGTTCGTTTATAGTAGCGACTCGTCGGGTGTTCTTTTCTATAACTGATTCCCCGTTGTTTTTATCGAGTTCTTTTTTAGAAACCTGCGCCGCCGCCGCACTAACTTGCGCCTTTAGGTTTGATAGGTTTTGATATAATTGAACAGACGGTTCTAATGCCAACATGTCTTCGGCAAACTTTTTGGAACTTTGTACCAAGTCTTTTCCCTCGGCCATGTCCTTCACCAAACTTTCCTTGGCAGCAACCGCGTCTTTTATAAATATACTATTACAACAATATCTACAGTTCTTGTCGTACTCATGCTTTTCAAGGTGTTCTATTTTTACTTTTTTTTCCCGAACGACGACCTTTAGTTTTTCTAACTCGCTGTCGGTTTTTTGCTTCAATCTTCCAAGACTTGCGTGTTTTTCGGCGCAGTCCTTCAATGTCTGCGCGTCAAACTCATTGAGCTTTAGCAGAAGCGCGGCGTGAGCGGCTTTGTATTCACCGATCTCTTTAGTGTAGACTTCAATTGCCGCCGCCATCTTTACGTTCTGCGCCGTTAATGCGCCACGCTCGCCCACGATACCGTCTATAGTAGCTGGTACATTTTGTAATCGCACGATCTTGGCTTCTTCGGCCTTCGCCGCATCTTCCAACTGCTGTCTCTTGCTCGTGTACGCTTCCTTTCTGTCTGTGAGGTCCAGTAATTTTGACTCCAACAGTAACAAGTCATTTTTTAACGATTCTGCCCGCAATTGGCTATGCTCTTTATTGAACGTTTTGATCGCACCGTTTATCTCCTTGGCGGCATCGGATGCCTTTTCCGAGAGTTTGTCGAACAAGTCCAGTCCTATGAACTGGGAAAGAAGTTCTTTGCGATTCGACTGTCCCATGTCTATAAAAGAACCTTTACCGCCCTGTAATGCGAGTGTAGTTAATATGAAGTCTTCGTAATCTCCCAAATAATCGCGGATAACTTCGTTTGTACTGCGCCGCTGGTCGGAATTCAGCGGAACCTTTTCGTCGCCGCGAATCCAGTAAAAATCAACATCGACCTTAACATTATTCTTTTTGTCTCGCGTGCCTTTTCTTTCGATGAAATATTTTACGTCGTTGATTTCAAATTCAAATTTTCCAAAAAATGAATTTTTCTGGTCGTTCATAACAAACACCCCCTTAAACGCCCGTGCCGATTTATCGAATACTGTAAAACAAAGTGCATCCATCAACGAAGACTTTCCGCTTGCATTGGCGGCAAACACTCCGTAGTTACCTTGCAACTTAGTAAAATCCAACACGTTATTTTCCCCGTAACTAAACATGTTGGAAAACTCAAACCGGATGGGTTTCCAATTGACGTTTCTGGCTCGGCCACCAACTTTCACTATTGCGTTAAGTTCCTTGTTTATCTTCAAAACCTCGGCTATCGTAGCATCGTTCATCGAGTCTGGGTATTTAGCCTTCAAGCACTCGGTGATAAGTTTGTTTTGGTAATCTTCGCTTCCAATCTGGACTAAACTTGACACATCAACCGATTGTATTTTCTTAATACCATCGTTGGGGTCCAGACGCATATAAATTTCATCGCTGATTGCGTACTTGGTCTTCAACTCGGCAACTATTCGCTTGTACTCGCCGGTCGATGTTTCTTTGTGTCTAACCCGCAATTTTGCCTTGCTCGGCAGCGAAGAAACGTCGGTGACAAGTTGGCCGTTCTCTACGTCGATTGTAAAATATCCATATTCATTTGGAATTTCGACATGTAAATACTCCCTCGTCGCCACGTCCCACAGCGAAAACCCATGACCGGCCAGCGCCTCTCCGTGGTCTTGTTGCAAGAACGATCCGGCATATCTAATAATGGGCTTTCCCTCGGCTGGATTGTATTGTTGTAAATCCTGTGCCTTGTGAATATCGCCCAACATAACAATGTCGTGCCCGTCAAATTTTTCTACCATTATGGTTCGGTTCGTGATCTGGTAGCCAACGTCTGTCACAGACCCAAGTACTGGCCCGTGATATATCGCAATTTTGGTGTCAAACTCGTTTTTGATCTTCTTCGAAATTGCGGGAAATTTTATGTATTCGGTCGGGTCTCCGAACACGCTCATGTTGTTTATGAGAATATTGGCGGCACCATAGAGCTTACTGTCCTTCAAATAAAACAAATTCTTGTGCGCCAAACATTCAACGATAGGCGAAACCGCGTCCAACCGTGCGGCGTTTGCCATCAAACAGTCGTGGTTTCCCGCGACGAGAAGGGTCGGGCGAAGATCGGCCAGTGCCTTTAGGAATTGCCACCCGGTTTGTACTAGTTCCGGAGAAAGATCAACCTTCGAGTGAAAAATGTCTCCGGTGTTTATGATGAGCGTGTTTTCTGGAGTCTTGGCGATTTCGGCGTATAACTTCTCGAATCCACGGCGGTATTCTTCGTGTCGCTTGGTTAGTCTGATATGAATATCCGAGACGTGAACAATCTTATCTACCCGCGAGATACCAATGTTTAATTTTTCGTATGTGTCTATTGTCATAAATTATAATTTAAGTTTTAGTTTCATTAACTCACCAAACCCAACGGTGTCAGTTTTTTTTATTTCCTCGACGGTTTTTATAAATCCCAATACATTTGGGTCTTTTCCGGACAGCCTGACCAATTTTACGTTTCTTCCTATGCCGTGAATGTACTGCACTATCTTTATGGCCTCGGCCAAAGCATCGTCGTCCAGTACAATGTTAATTTCTGGGCAGTTGGCGGTGGAAATTGCCCATGCCAATTTTCGACTAATTGTATTTCCGAACAGTGGAATAGCGTTGCGTTTGAGCGATATTGCATCCAGTGCACCCTCACAAAGATATATCGGGAAATCAAAATCCACCATGTTCTCAAACCCGATTATGTTCCGAGAGAATTCGCTATTTAGATACTTGTATGCAACGTCGTCGTAATAACTGCGGCAAGAAAAGTAATTCAGGTCGTTGTCTTTGTCGTAGGAAGGAAAAACCAGTCGGTTTGCGTATTGCCCCGTAGAACAATATCCGATGTTGTATTTTATAATATCACAATCGGTTAATTTGCGGGTCGCTGCATACTTTCTCGCAATTCTGTATTCAATGCTTCCGTCCTTGTCCATTAAGCTTTTGAATTCGCGGGGCAAATGCAATGCTGGCTTCGGAATCGACAAATCAAACTTTGGCTTTCGCAACGCAGCGATTCTGTCTCGGAACACGTCGGTACTAATACCGGGGTTATACGAGTATGCACCAACAATTTTTTCCAAATCTCCAAACAATCCTGCCGGGGCATCTAACCGTTTTAACAGCCAATAGAGTCCACGACCTTTGATGTCACATACCCAGCAATGCCATTCGTACGGGGAATCCAAGCATATTTCAAGCTTTCGTTTTCTGTGATGGCAAACTGGGCAGTGAAATTGCAAGTTGTTGCCCTTTCGCAGTCTACCCTCCTCCTTCAAGGACTTGTTTAAAAGTGTGGTAAGCTCCGAAAACTTTAACGTAGACATGTTAAGTCTCCGAACATACACAGCCCGGGCGTCGTGTCAACTTATAAAAAGTTAACCCGCCAATGACAGTACTAGGGCGTCATACAAATCTTCCATTCTTTTATCCGGATTGTTCTTCTTATTATAAACCGTCCAAGGCGTCATGTCATACAACTTTTCAATCGCTCCCTTGACGTACATTTTAGCCTTGACTCCCTTTACCCGAGCCGCACCCAATGCCTTTTTTCTAGCGGTTTGCGCGTGGATGGACTCAACCTTGATGCCATAATGATTTTCTAGAATGTAACCAACGACCGCCTTATTCTTGACAAGCTTTATAATAACTTGCTGAGAAGTCCCACCACCGGCGAAACCAAACAGACTCTCTTCAATTATTATTTTATCAAAGGTCATGCCGACCAGCGTAGCTATGATTAGATCGGCTTTCTCTCGGTATCCCTCCACCTTTGCTATATCGATGAATCCGGCGTGTAAAATTGCCTTATTCTCTGTTATGGCGTACCCACAGACCGTCGTGCTTAAATCCAGTCCTAGACATTTCATTATAACCTTTTTATTATAATATCTTAATGATAATTTGAATTATCGTGTTTTAACGTCTGCGCTGCGTAGTTTAGACCCGCTGGAGTAAATGGACCACCGCCGTTACGACCAAAGTTTGTCTGATATTGGTTTGACATAAAATCTGTCAAAGACTGACCACCGCCGGTCTTACTCAACCCCCACGCCATTTGACCTTGACGATTCACGATCTGGGCGCGAATGCCTGACGGGTTCGCCGCGTTGACTTGTTTATACAAATCTTCTAGAGATTCTGATTTTGATGGTCTCGGTGTGTTTGGTAATGCTGGCATATATAATTTCTCCTGTTGTTTATTATAAATATAACGTTAAGTATCAAAACGGACAACAATGTTGAGTGGCCAGTCGATCAAGTTTTTCAAAGGTCGACCCATTTTTCCCACGGCGACCAATTGATTATTCTCGTATAGCCCGATTGTCGTGATAACCGGTGACAAATATGAACCAGTCGAATCGTATGAAGAAGAATATTGGTAACTTAAAAACTCTGGGTTTACAACTGGTAAACTCTGTAGACAATATTGGTTTAAGTATTCCTTAATATCTTTGACATATTTTCTCGCGGAACTGGCATCGAGTAACGGAGCCACGCTGGTCGGGTTTAGCGTCTGCAAATAATATAACGATAGAATGTACCCGTCGTTGGTATTAATTTTACCGTTACCATCAATATCCAATATCCCGGTTGATACCAAATTGTTTTCGATGTATTCAAATGCAGCGCGTGTAAAAGGATTTGCGTATAATGGTACTCCGCCATCGGTAAATAAAGGTTCGCGCACGAGAACGTCTTCCGATTCAATCATTAAAATATCATTGTTCCACCAACTGTAATCTTGTAAAGTATCTTGTTCCAAAACAAGTCCGTCGTCATCAAATACAAAGTCATCCAAAAACTTTTTCTTTTGGAGATACCGCATAATCAAATCTATGTCATAAATGTCAAATACCCCGTCTTGGTTGACATCAAATGCGAGGGGATTATTTACCAACGACGATGGGTTCGTGCTATAATTAAATTCCCCCGGACGTATGGATACCAAATATTCATGTTCGTAAATAGTGTGGGTACCTTGATATTCCAGATTAAATCCGGAAGGACCGGTGCCAGTAAATATATTACGGAACGATGACCCGGTCGTAGTCAATACAAAATATCCATTCTTATAAAAAACGTTTCCAATATAAGGGTCGACCTGATAATTGCTCATTGGATAGATAAACACCGAACCAGAAACGTTGGACGGGAACGAAGCCGATATTTGAGTGTTGTGATCAAATATACTGGAAGTTGCGGACGCGGTTGCCTCGTTGACTACCGGCGCACCAACGGCCAAAAAGTCGGAACACACTGATACCGAATACCCATATAAATTCGCCGGTTTGTATTCTTCTTTGTTTTGTTTTAGTTCGCCGGTTAATTTCCAAACTTCGTTAACGTCGTCGTAATTATATAATACAACGCGACCTAACACACCTCTCGGGTCTTGTGACGACGTTGAATCATAGCTGTAATCTTCCAAGATGAAAGAGCCAGTTGCATAATCCACGAGTCTGGACAGTCTGTCTGGCCAAGAAGTGATGGCCGCAAAATTATTCTCAATCGATACTGCTCGACCAAAGTTATTGTTGGTATCGATGCTTCGGTCCCCAAATGTTTTTAATACTTTGTAAAAGCTTGCGGTACCACACAGCGAAATGTTTTGGTAAAAATACGCGGCACCAAGAACGGTTTTATCGCCGGGATATGGTTGATACGGGACAAATGCTTTATCATACGCGCAGCCAATCAACGCGGTATTATTACTGATGGCCACCGTCTTACCAAACCCGTTCGAGGATATAGTATTAGATACATCGTTTGCGTATAACGGTGAACCAGCATCCAAGTCTCCGAGAGAATTGTCAGCGTAAAGTCTGGATACTTCTCCCCACGAGGCCGTCGGGCATATTCCCGAGTAAGATGCCGTAAAAACAGACGCGTAACCATAGCCAGTCTTGTTTGTTCCGATCACAATACTGCCAGAATCAATAGCTACTGACCACCCAAATTTATCTCCGGATTGCAGCACACTAGAAGAAAGCACCGTTTCTCTTGTCCACGTGTAATTTCCAACAACTAAATACGAGCTACCTGAAATTCTTGGAACACCGTCGCACGCATCGTCCTGAATTGAGTCATAAATACTCGCCGAATTTTCCGCTGAACCAGTTTCAGCCGACCCCGTGACCATAAATCTCTTGCGTCTGTACACATACGCCGCGCCCTCACTCCCACTCACTCCGGGGGCACCAACTACCATAACGTCACTGTCTATCGCAACCGAGTTTCCAAATAAATCTCCGTTGGAACTGCCCACCAATGCGTTAAGTATTCCCCAATTATCTATTCCGCCCTTGTCTTTTTGGTATACATAAACGAACCCGGGGTGTGAGCCACTCAAAAATTCTAGCGAGCCGCTTGCGTACAGAGATCCAGTGGGCGATCCTATTACCAAAAAATTATCGCGAACAGCGACAGAATACCCAAAAGAGTCCTCCAAATAAGAAGAACTAAAATCTGACTGTTCGAGCATTAAAAAATTGTTGTTTTCTAGCGACAGTAAGAACGATGTGTCCGCTCCAAATTCCTGTGCCAATGAATTTTGGCTGAATGGGCAGTAGAATTTTTTAATCAGTCGGTGACCTCCAACGTTGCTGTCATACTTAAAAATCGCAGCATACCCCTGCCGAGCCGTGGACAAACTATATTCATCCATAGATGCGCCAACGGCGACATATTTATACCAGCAACTAACCGATTCTCCAAAATGTTCGTTTTCTGGTTGGAAATAATTTCTCGCGGCGGATTCGTCGAAACTCCAAGAAACCGAATGTGATACATATGACACATTCAACCCCGTGCTGGCGTATTCTTTAGCCACCTCAAATGAAATGTAGTCGGTGGTTCCGTCGTTCTGCGTTACAAAATATTGTATTGACGCAGTGTCAAAATATGGTCTCGGCGCTAAATTTAACACCCCGCCAATTTTTGAATAATCGGAAAATTGAGACCCACTTATGTACAAATTGGTGTAACCGTCGTCATATATGCGAAAAGTAGTATGTCGATTGGAATTGTCCAAAATCTTCACCGTGTTAGGACGAACCTTTTCCCCCCAGACGGACTGGTTCAATGCCAATGTAATAATTCGGTCGTTAATTTCTCTGATTTCTTTTTTTCCCGTTATTCTATCAGTTCCCCACCGCTCAACACCAAACAGTTGGATCGGGTTTCCGGCGTTTTTATAGAACATCGTGTTTGTTAAACTGTAAATGTTCCTTGCATATTTTCCAGACGGATTCATTGGCTCGGCTGAACTAGTGTAAAATGCGCTTCCACTTGGAAAGAATATGCTAGTGATTTTCTTTCCCTCGTTTATCTCAGCAATGCTATTATAATAAGTACTTGAACCATATCGATCCACTGACGCCGAGTCCAAACTCTGCACAACCCAGTTCTTGAACGTCTTAAACGGTCGAACGGTTATGTCACCGGCAGAGAATTGCTTTATCATATACAGATAAATATTCGCAATCTACAGGATTTGACTACAAACCCACGAGTCTTTTTATATGTCAATTTTTATTTTGATCAAACACTCGTTCGTGAAGTCTTTCAACAGCGGTTGACTTAACTTCGCGACAGCAACGAGGTCATTGCTCTCATTGTACAAGCCGATTGTGGTAACGTAAACCTTCGGGTCGGTGTAAAAGTCCGAAAATCTTAGCTTACCAACATCTTGAGAGTTTGATGTCTCTGTGGAATTGATAACAAACGTAGGATTATTGGAATAGTTATATTCTTGGTTCTTTACGCGAACGAAGAAATGTCTTGCAGGAATGTACTCAGTTACCCGTGCCTGTATTGGATTTGTCAGCGCACCAAGCACTATCGATTTAAATAATAATTCAGGCATTCTAGCAAACTGACCGGCCCAATCAGCCGCCGAGAAACTTAGTGACTTCCCGGCAACGCTTCCGATTAATGCGTGCAGCCTCGTCGCGTTTAATACGACAATTCCTAAATCTGGATACATTGTTCCTACCCCGGGATACAATCCTACAAAGGTAGAACCACCGGTTAAACTACCTTCGACCAAGTTGTATCTCTTCCCCCCGGTCTGTATACCCGTATTTGTACTATCGCGCGAATCGTCAATTAATCGGAGGCCGGCGCCGAGGCCGACACTGCCAGAAAGAGTTATTTCAAATTGCCCGGGATCGAGACGATCTTTAAATTTAGTATTTTTAAACGAGATAACATATATCTCTTTGGTGTCTTGATATACCTGCCCCGAACCAGAAGACGCTAGAAATGTGAATTTCTGATCGCCGGGGGTTAAAAGTAAATTTCTGTATTGATTGTAAATTGCCTTGGTAGGATACAACAAGCTTCCCTGCGACGAGGTGTCAAACGTAGAGGAACCGGACCCGTCAAAATGTCCATACGCAATCGAAAAATACAAATCCGCCGACGCGGTAGCATCTGGATTGGCGTCGTATACGTTCGTGTAATATAACCCATTGAGCGGCTCGTATTGAGACGCCGACGCTTCTGTTTGACCGCTGCTAGTAAAAAATGAAGGCCACGAAGTTTCGCCGTCGCTCCACATACCAGTCGAAACGGGCTGTGTTCTACCGGCTACTATGTCTGTTGTATCGAATTGTTTAAAAATCATATCAATAAATATTATGTTCTAACATTCACGGTCACTGGAATAGATACAGACCCGCCACTTTCATTGCCAACCACGGTTAGTGTCGTCGTCACCGTCTGCGTCAATGAAGCGTTTGGAACAAACCTGAATCTTAGTCCCAGTGCCACTTGGGCGGTGGTCGAAGATACGTCACCAATAAAAGTTGGAATTGTCGCGTTTGTGATGTTTTGCAACTGTTCACCGATAATAGTACCAACATTTTTATTGGCCAAAATGGCAGTATACCCGAGGGTTGTGTTGTAAACTGGATTCGTTGATGGCACAACTACGACCTCGCCCTTATAATCTTTGTCAACGTCGATTGAACTTTGACCTAGTGAAATGACTGGTATAGAAGTCACGCCGGATGGCAGTGTTACCAACTTATACTTCAATACTTGGGTTTCGTCGGTGAACGCTTCGAATACCGGCGTGTTCCTAATAGCTAGATCATAATACGCCGATCCCTGTGGGTGGTTTGGTTGATATAAACTATAGTCAATTTCATCGTCCGCTAATGCGAATGACGTAATGTTTAATCCGCCTCTGGCGGCTAATAGCTCTCGGCCTTTTTTTGTGAGGACCGCGTCTACGGTAATTGTTTCATTATTGATGTACGCCATATAGGTTGCTTTCTAAATAAATATATACGTTTTTACTTTTTTACTATTTTTATACCGTTTTTGTTTCAACTGGCGAGCTATTGTCGAGAAGGCCGGTCTCGACATTAACCGTAGTTTTTTTATTCTGACTTCCCTTTTTCCACTTGAAAAATCTCCCAGTGCTATCATAAGACGTTATTTCTCGATAAGAAAACTGATTTCTTTGGTGTTTGTGGTGCGTTTGGAAATATCCGTTTAGTGGGGTGGCGTTGTGCGGATAGTTTAATAGCGAAGCAGAGTAGCTGTATGATACACCCGGACCGAGGATTCCAAACAGATTTCCCGCGGTTTTTTGCTTAAATTCTTGAAATATTGATCCCGTGGACATAAATGTGGAATAGTATAGCGCAGTCTGCGGCGCTCCCTGAACCGTTCCGTCAAAATATTGAATACCCGATGCCGTGTAAAAATTCCCACTGTATGTAACAGGTGAGCTTGGAATATATGATGCGACCATATACAATCCCTGAGAATTTATGGTCGCATTCGATTCGAGCACTAACGAATTTACACTACCAAAAATACTACCGGTTATAACTCCGATTAGCGAATGGCCGGTCGACGTGGCGTAACTACCAACCCCAGAGGTTGATGGGTCAAAACTTACGCTTCCTGAGAAATAGAATCTACCAGAAGTTGGTGGAGTGGTTGCCGAAGACATAGTTATCGGATATTCATAAATCGTTGGAAGTTTTGTCAAATTGACCTTATAATAAGAAGAGGTTACTGTTTGAGCCCGACCGCCGAGGTTTACTCGTTGGTCGTATTGAGAGGACGACGCCGCTGGTAATATCACGTCTCTCCAAACTTGATAAGATTTTTTAATTTTTATAACATCTGCTCTGTAATATTCGTCCTTGTAAAACGTCACTCCACCTTGGGAATATACGGCGGGACCGTACAAGTCACTGTCCGACGGAAAAAATATAGAATTTACGTCAGAGTAAATTTCTGCACCGGAATTCTTGATCGTCAGCACCGCGTCCATTGGCGCACGCATAGACCCAGCAATTTTCTCCGATACTGCTGCGTGACCCTCTCTTTGGCCAATGTTTTCCTTCTTCATTGGCTTGAATGCAATTTTTGGTCTTTCTAAAATTGACGGTTCTATTAATATACCGTCGACCAATTTGGCTCTGGCTGGGACTATTGACCTAATATACTTGAACATTGCTTTATCAAAGTAGAACCTTATCACGTTCATGAAGAATTGGTAATCTACATTACCAAACCCTTGCTCGTAATATATTTGCTTGAATGTTTCAAATTTTTTATAAGAATTTTGGTAAACATCGGCTGGATTACCAATCAAATCTCCAAGTTGGTATTCGCCGAAGAACTTGATTATTTCTTTGTTTTGTATTTCTGACGGAGAAAAGAATATCCCCAACCTGTTGGAGTCTACCGACGACAGTTGACTGGATTGCATGGAAGACCGAGTATCCGACGATAAATCTCCGACAAGTTCCTGTTCTATATAATTTATCTTGTTGCTCCTAAACTTATTTGCGCCATAGTCTGGTACGTGCATCGTGAACCTGACATCTTTTCTGCTGAATTGATACGGAAATACGGACGCATCGCTCGGACCACAAAACGTCGCTTGTTCAATCGCGGCAGCTTTTCTCGGGAAGTTGACTGCGTTAAAGGTTGAAAAGTCGTTCCGGAAAGACAGGTTGTTTAATGTCACGCCGTCTAAATCGTATAAGTCCACGGGCCGCTCGAAAGAAATTCTGAACAAATTATCTAAAATCATCTGTTGCGGAGATTCCAAGTCGTATGAACTTCTGTTCAGCGTGTGGCTCTGAAACCGGTTATTAGAAATGGGAGATTCCCAAATATTTATGTCATCGATATTACCAAAGAACGCTTCTGGGTCAATGTTTACAGACGATGTGTTTTGATTGTAATTTCCGACGTAGATGAATGAACCAGACTCGAACGCGGTATTATAACTGCCACTCAAAAACGCACTGCCGGTGGTAACAAACGTAATCCGGTCGTCTTCCGACTTCTGTAAGATCAGATCGTATTTGGTGGCGTACTCGTTATACGACGAGGTTGCGTGAAATTCCGGCGCAACATCGCCCCGGCGCAGCAGCACGTGATACGAGTTTCCGTCAAATATTGGCGCGCGGCTGGTGGCAACCGTTCGAACATTTCCAAACCCGTCGTCTATACTAAAAAAAACAATTCCCCAGTCTTTTCCTTTTTCTCTGCGGGCACCCAACGCCCACACATCGGAACAATTCACAAGTCTAAAATATTGACCTTCATCGTGTATGTTGGCAGCGTCGAACCTAAAATTAAATTCTAATGATTGTGCACTGCCGGTCCAATTAATCTGAAAATATTCCCCACTCCCGCTGAAATACGGTTCGTACTTAACTTCGTCGATGATATACAACGAGGTATCCGTCAAGTCGCTGACGTTTTGTATTCCACCATACTCTTTTATTTTTATAAGGTTGGTCGGCACCCCAAAACAAGAAATAAGCGCATTTAGCGAAGTTTCTGTTCCTTTCGTTTTGTATATCAGCGGTAAGCTGTTTAATATACGTTTCCATATTGTTTTGTTTCTGGTCTCTTCTGAGAATTGCCTGCTTTGGTTATACAGATCAGTTCCTTCGTCAAAGTCCGCCTTACAGAACGACGACAGTAGCAGGGACAAGTTTTCCTTGGACATTTCTACGTCCCAGCCCAAGGACTTCAACATATCCCCAACTACGTCAAGGGAAACTCCGCTATTTGGGGAACTGGCCGAGTCGTTCTTGTCGGTCATCTGTCGAACCGCCAACGTGAGATTGTCGAAGAAATGGCCTACCATAGCTATAAATTTGATATAGTCTTCGTTATCGGAATACGCCTCGACCAAAAATTGTGGCAAGTTGCTAACTAACGCCCCACCATTGTCTTTGTCGTAAAGCGAAGCCGTGGAGTATCCATCGACAACCTCGGCGTGCCGGGTGAACCACATTGGATTGTCATATAAGAACTTTTCATAGCCATCCATGCTCGCTTCAAGGGAATCTATCTCGCTGTTCGCGTCGGTCTTGTTTTTTTGGTAAAATTGGTCGTTTGGGTTGATTAACAATTGCGCGTCGTATTCTTGTATATCGCCGTATAACTTTTCAATGCTTGAACGCTTTACATCAAACGCCCCCAGTCTAAACGTCGCGGACGAAAAGTTTACAAAATTTTTAAATTCTCTGTAATCTATCGTATCAACGACCACGGCTTGCTTCGCGTCTAGTTTAGTTATAAGCTCGTTATACAGACTTCCGGTCTCTCGTATCAACGTTTCCATTGAGAGAGCTTCTGTTGAATTTCCCTCGTTCTCGATTTTAATGAGAAAATTTGGTCCTCGTAGTGGAAAGGTTTGAATTACTCGCTGGGAAAAATAATACAAATTTTGTACGATTGGCAAAAATCCAAAACAGTTGGTAATCCAAGCGTCGGACCCTAATATTACATCTACCGGGAGTGGAGATTCTAACTTTAGCGCCAGCCTGTCGTAAAATCTTGGATCGGTAGAAGGAATAGTTTTCTTGTTCAGAATAGAAATCGACATTCCGCTGGGCAGCGCAATGTAATGTTTGAAATACCCGGTTAAATTAGTATCAACGTTGTTCTCTATGTTCGTGATTTGCGGAAAAAATACAAAATTGTAATATATTCTTGCTAAGAAATTTACGATCTCCGGGTAAGAACTTGGTTTATTATTTGAGATCCTGTTCAATTCTTGGTCAGCAATGAAAACAAACAAGCTATAGTAATAGTTCTTTATGTCTTGAAACGTTATACCGGAAGAATAATTTTCATAAAGCAGGTTCTTAAACTGATCATATATCCCCAAAATATCATTCGTAGAATATTGCCCATTACTGCGTATACCGCCCTTTCTCACTCCGTAGTAAAGGTCGGTAATGAACGTCGTCACGTCTACATCCTGCTTAAACCCGTAATTAAACATCAGCGCCGCCGATCCGGTTGGGTCTTGTTTTTTCGCCAACAAATACAAATTGTAAAGCTCCGGTTTCGAAATTGAATATATCAACGAATCGGCAACATCGCTGACCTGTATTTGATTATTAGAAAAAATATCATATTCGATATTGATAGAACCGGTAGACCCCTTTAGTGTCTTCGGGATTAATGTAATCTCTGTTCTACTGTTAGATATAGAATCAATCAGGAGCCGCTCGTCTTTATTGCCCACCTCGTCTCGCCCAAGCTCTATGCAAACCTTGTAATTTCCGTCCGATATCCCAAGTGAATTCAAATTTCTAGAAACGTCGAAAAACAAAGATTGCGTTTCGGTACCTAAAACTAACCAGTCGGTTGTAAATGAATCGTAGTAATATTGAACTGGGCGATTGAATACATTATAATAAGAATTCGTGTGCGGCGTCCATGTACCCGGAGAATACGCAATCGAAGATGTAATAAACGTTTCGTCAAAGGTATACACCGAGAATTGAACAAAGTCTTTTTCCGATTGGCCGAACGGTATATTTTTCGCCGTGCGTCCTTCCGAGTAAAAATACAAATCTTCTTCGGTCAAAAATGAACCCACACTCAACGACGCGGTTGAAGAAATTCTGTATTTTATATCAGACATGTTCATAGTTCGTAAAATGTCGGGTCTAATTTTGTTCCAACCTTGGTCGGGTTGTATACCACGTTTTGAAGTGGGATAGTAATCGACGACGAATAAAGCTGATTGCTTGTATTTTGAATGATTAAATTGGAATATTCGTCCACGTCGGGAACTATGGAACTGCTCCTATACAAATTCTCAATGTCGGCTTGATTATATCCCGTTAGATTTGGATTTGCTTTCATCTGGAAATTTTAAATGCGGTAGGGACGGTATATGTCATTATTGAACCACTTTGCTCCGAGCGCACTTCTACTTTAAAGTATCTTTCTTGCGGCAGTCCGGTCGTATCTAACATGAAATAGTTTCCGTTAGCATCGAAACTTAATCTGGTGTAAATGTCCGGCGGCATGACGACATCATTTGTTTCCGCGTCCTTTATAGAATAAAAACTGTCTGCTGGCAAATAATAAGGAGCCAAATAATCTGACAGTTTGTTAGTAAATGTTTTTACCGGATAACGCTTTCTTGCTGTAACTTCCATTCTGATAATAGACCCGTGAATATATTCTTTTGCCATATTCTTTATGTTAACAACCGCGTCTCTGATTTGTATTGGATCGGCGCTGCCCGTGTAAAACGTCGCGTCCTCCCACGCAACGTCCAAATATGGTGAATATATTGTGTTGGTTTCCTTTGAAAAGAATCTTAATTTCCCATAATCGAGTGAACTGGATTCATCACTGTGCATCAAAATAAATCCACGGTTGGGTATTTGATTGGTGAGCCAAGCATTCACGATGGTAGTTACGTCCATTTTAACGTCCGACGACTGGTAGTTAAATCCCTGTTCACACCCATATGGACCGGGTGGTGGATAAATATAAGACGATGTTATAATATTTGGGAAAAATGAATTGGGACAGTCTGGATATGGGTTAAATACCGATATAGCAGGAATCTCATGATAACCAGTATCGTTACTTATTGATGCACTGTCAGTCCACCAAACTCCACCGCCACTACAATCGGACAGTGACCCGCTCGCCCACGGCATTAATTGACCGTCATAGAACTTCCAATTTGCCCCATCGGCAGAAGTGGCACCGTCGTATTTGTATCCCGTACCCATACTCCACGATTGAGACACCGGGTATGCGATCAACTTGTATTCTACCGGAACTTCCTTGGCCTCGCACACCTTTAAATTTAAGTAAAATTTAGGACTAGACCCGGAAACTATTCCACCGGCTGCAATGGATTGTGATACTGTTGTCAAATCAAAGTACAGCAGTGCGCGAGACAACACCGAGCCCAATGTCATGTTTGTATAGAATGCGACATACGAGCTAGAAACAACACTCGGGTCGCTTGAGTTTGGATCGTATGATGCAGACATAGACCCGGACAAAAGCTCGATGCTAGAACTTGTATATCCAACTAACGCGTCGTATGTGGTTGTACTGGAACAGCTATTTGTCGAAATTCTCTTTTCTACTTCCAAAACCTCGTCCAACCCCATATTTTTAAACATGTAAGGTGGATAATTGGTAATAAACGTGTCTTTGCTTGGATATAAAAAGTAGTGCATTTATAGTAATCTTTACCTTATAAATATAACCACCGGAAAGATATTCTACCTATATTTATGCTACTCGACCAACAATGTCCTTGGTCGGGAACCTTACTTCAAAAACTGACGGGTCAATCGACGGATATATTACTCGATCCATCGTCGCTTTGTTAATGTCATATTCGTATGGAGAGTAATCACCGTCTTTCAGCGTTAAATTCTTAACTCTGAGTGATGATACCGATTGAACTCCATCCACCTTGGCAATTTCTAATTCCAACCTACTTAAATTAATTGGTTGGCAGAACTGAACGCCATTAATATCAAAAAATTGTTGAACCAACGTAATACAGTTGGCCAAAACCTCACGCTTATTATAGTTTTTGTACGCAACAATCGTGAAATCCACGCCTATGTTTATAATAAAACCGTTGAGTAAATTTACGCTGTCCGTCAACATTCTATACTGATTCAAATAATTCTTTAAATTCTGGCGAATGGATTCATTGGAAACTATCAGCCGTTGACTCTTATCGTAGCATAAAACGTACAAATTGATAGCGAACGGGTTGTTTTTGTCTGGGTTTGATGTATTAATCGCGCCGACGGACAAACTGCTGGTCTCTATTCCGGTTGGCATCGCTTGAACGTTGGCGATGTCCAATTGCGCGTCGGTTACTGCGTATGCTTTGGCAATGGAGCCATATTTTTGGGGCATACCATATGTTCTTACTACGTAATCTTTCTGCGTCACCGCCCGATTCTGAGATGCGAAGTTTGCCAGCGCGTTATTTCTTATTTCCTCGTTAGTTTCGGCCCCGCCGCCACCGGTGGCAGGAACCGGGTTATTGACCTTTACCGAGCTTCTGACTAGGTTGGTTAAGTTTAACTCTAGGGTCGGGAGTTCAGTCAAGTCGCCAAAAAATTCAACCCGAGAAACATTTTTAATTGAGTTCGCGTTGACGTTACTCTCAATACCTCCTCCGACCACGTATCGTATGGTTAATGTCGTGTTTCCCGGCGCTTGGCCAAAGGTTTTAGACAGCAAAAAGTTGGATGGGTCGTAAGATACATTTTCTGTTTTGAACGTAGTCACTTTTCCAACCGTGTATACGTTTGGTATTATAACTTCGTCGTCGGCAATGTTAGTCCCAGAACCAAATTCTAAAAATGTTGTATTATCGGCGTTAACACCGGAAACGAATCTTTTTGACGTTTTGATATACTTCAATAGAAACGGAACAACGTCGCGATCTGCTGACAGAGTTACGTCATTCTTAAAAATGTTTTCGTAATCGACTGGTACTAAATTCTGGGCCAGATAATCTGTTTCGTGCCAGCGATTTCCGTCGGAATCATATATATCAAATATTTCTATAATATTTTTATCTTCCAGCAAAATTTTATAAAATGGAACCGGTGTACCAACCGCCACCGTCTTTGTAAAAAATTGTCCGGAAAACGCACTTGTGCTTTTTTTCAAAACGAAAAACTCGGGTTGTCCAGATGCATTTCTTTGAAACACCGATATTTCCAGCGGGTCGTTTTTTGTATCGACCGTGAAATCCACGGGAGAATTTGTTAAAAATGTTACGCCGGAATCACTCACGGTCGACATTCCCGGTTTTATTATCTGCGCGTAGTTCAAGTCGGGTGCCATTTCTCCGCCGTCTCCCATTTTGGCGGGAACTAGTTGGTAAACATCCAGCATCGTTACGGCGGGAGATGTAACTTTGGACCTGTATCCAAGCGATCTCGCTGAGTCTATAATGTTTTTTCGCTCCTCGGAATTGATCAACATTCCTTCTTTGAATTGATAATCTATATAATAAGACAAAACGTCGCCAACATACGCGACGGTTTCAATAAACATCATCCCGGTAGAAGCGTCACTAAAATCCTTGTACGTACTCGGATAATATGTCTTTGTAAACTCGATCAGGGATTGTTTTAATTGAGAAAAATCCTTGTTTAGATATTTTATATCTTTTTTCTCTGGTTGGAATGATTTTGGTGTGTCGAATATCATATGTTATTTGTATTCATCGATAGATTCAACGTTTGAAGCCGGGTTATTCCGGCGCTGGGTACGGTAAATGTAACTGATACTTTCAGTGCATTTTTATCCGGAAGTTCATCGTCGGCAACGTCAATAGAAATTTCTTTAATGCTTACATATCCCATCCATCTAGCTATGTCTTTTCTTATGGTACTTTCGATAATTGGTTTAATATCGTCCGTATAATTTTCAAATAAAACATTCCACAGCCCAGACCCGAATTCCGGGCTCATCCGCCGTTCTCCTTTTTTTGTTCTGAGAAGCAAATTAAGGTTTGATTTTACTTGATCTAATAAATTATAGCTTTGCGCAAAATATCCCTGTTGCCCATGCGTTATGGGTAACGTAATTCCATAGGGCTGCGCGGTTGTTGCCATTTTACATTGGTCGCTTTGCCTTGGCTTTTGCGTCGATTGTCTTTAACATTTGAGAATAATCTCTGGTCATGGCGTTTGCCACCGCAGCAACGTCTCGGTTCTCGTTTAAAACTTCCTGTGGAATGGCTCTCAGCGCGTCGTGTGCAGAGGGCGCATCATCGACGGTATCTTGAGGAAGCCCGCCACGAGTTTCATTTAATATTGAGCCAAACTTCGAATTTGCAGAGAAAATATTTGGTACCTTAACTTCTGATCGTAACGGAGCATCCAGTGCAACTTGGGGCTTTCGGTAACTTGCCGGTATCGGTGCCGTTCCACTGAACGATTTAGGCGCGGCGGATTTTACCGGCGTTTCGTTGCTTACAATCTTTTCGGCCAATACTTCCATGAGAAGTTGTGGAAGTGCCTGATTAACTTCCTCCTTCACCACAGTTCTAATCATTTCTAATAGTTCTGATTTTTTCATATATACGGTTCTTTATATAAATATAATGTATTTTTGATAATTATCCCGACGGAGGGATGCCGAATGCAGTTATTTTATCATTTGTGAATGAAGTAGCACCGGAAAGTGTGTTGTTTATCGGTGTTGCCACAGCCGATAGATTCAGGTTGGCAACGCCGCCGGAAGTATTTTCTGGCGCAGCACCAGAAACACCGCCTTGTACATCACCAACTGCGGCTGATACCTTGGACTCGACATCCCCCTGTATTCCTTGTACTTGGTCTTGTAGACTAGACACGCCGGTCTGGTCCAATGCACCTTTTACAGCATCGCCGACTTGGTCTTTCAAATCTCCCACGGCCTGATCTATCATATCTTCTACCAACGACTTTAATATTGCACTCGGATTTCCAGAAGACAACGCGGAAATTATCGCAATCGCCCCACCTATCATTGCCATGTTTATTTTAAGGCCCGGTACAAATGGGGGAACTATCGTTGTGTATTTTGTAATTTTCTCGGCAATAAATTTTGGGCCAGCGCCGAGGAGAATACCGGCCTTATCTAGTCCGGGGAAACTTGGCATGTCTGGCATTTTTAAACTTGGAAGTGCGGGCAACGATGCGGCAA